ATGATTGATTGGATCACCTGCAAAATCCCTTGTACTCACGCACCTATTCAGTCCGGTCAGGTCATGAAACTGACCCCTGAAGGTGAGATTGAGTGGTCCAGCGTTTGCCGCACTCAGGTGGAAGGTTCCTTTGATACCTCTATCGCTGTTCGCTCTCAGGGTGGCGATGGCGAAGGTCACGCAACAGAGCTCCATTTTTCTGGTAACCCGGCCAAGTTTCTTCAGGGTCACAACATCATCGGCGGTGATGACATTTGCCACCTGGTTGAGATGGCAATGCAGCGTGTCGTTATTCAGCTCACTGATGCCGAGCTCGTTACGCCGTTCTTCCAAAATGCTGTCGATTGGCAAGCGATCCGAGAAGGGCGCTTCGAACTCGACATGTTCGATGTCAACTACATGTACCAGCTTCCCTCGCGTTCCGACGTTAACGCCTGGCTTCGTGCTGCTGAGTACTGCTCTCACACCCGGCACGGTCGCCCGCGTAATGACAAGGGCACCGTTTACTGGGGTAAGCACTCTCGTCGCTGGTCGATCAAAGGTTACGGTAAGGCTGCGGAAGTCGAAGGGAAGGGTAAGCACAAACTCCCTGACCATCCACGATTTAAACCACTGCGCGACTGGGTTCAAGACAAGCTCCGTTTAGAGCTTCGCCTTCGTCAGTTAGAGCTGCGAGACCTCGGCATCAAGTATGCCTTCCAAGTGCCCCCCGCTCGGGTACGTGAACTTTTTTCCGAATATATCGGGAGAATTGAAATGACTGAAAAAATGACGCTTAGCGATGATGTCGCTTTAAAGCTCCCGCGTTCTCTGGCCGGAACCTATCACCTTTGGAAAGGCGGCCACACTCCTTTTGATGTTCTTCCCAAACCGACGTTTTACCGTCACCGGAAGCGTCTTCTCGAGTTTGGTGTTGATATCTCAAACCCCCCGCCTTTCGCGTCGGGTAATAACGTGGTGCCCTTGGTTCGGGTGCTTGAAGCCAAGCCTGTCGAGATTCCCGATTGGGCCTTTAAAAACCGCTTAGTTGCGGTCGCATAAACAGGAGAAATCCAGATGTCTTTTAATAATGGTTATTTTGTTATTGGCAACTTCCACTCTGTTCAATCAGAGCCCTGGAGAAACGATGAAACGAAATTCAATCATCGGATCATTTTGAATAATCCGTATGAAGATCAATTCGGCAACCCGCAAACAGAAGTTATCCGGGTCGATATCTCTCAGGAAGATTTACCGACACTTCAGGCTCAGGCAGGCCGCATTCAAGGTCAGCAAGTAATGGTCCCCGTCGTTTGTAACGCCCGTAAAGGGGGTAGCACCGGTGCCTGGCTTTCTGTGCGGATGCCGAAAGGTTCAAAGCTGCTTTTCCCGAACGCGCAGTCTCAGGAACGGAAGGCGAGCTAATGAACCCGACAATCGCTTTCTTCTCAACGTTTGCGCTCGTTCTTTGCGCCGCTTTGGTCCCGGAAATTGCTTACTCCGCGCCGGGTGATCCGCTCACGATCGGGGACGCTGAGAGGATGGCGACCGAGAGTAACACCGTCATCGCTGTTTCTACGGGTGCTCTCGCCTTCATGTTGGGCTGGGTAGCGGGGTCCTCGTCATGACAGTCGAAGATTTCGTTGCCGAGTACGGCGGAATGTTGATGGCCCTTTTCGCGTCGGGGTGGGGCATCGGCTTTTTAATCACAATGACCCGGCGTTACTTCGAAAAAATTTAGGAGTCTCTTATGAGCATGAAAGATCGTTTCACCCAAGCGTGCACCAAATCAGCTGCGTTCCGCGCGTCAATCATCGCGGGCCTCACCGGTCTGGCCTCTAGCGCCAACGCAGCACTTCCGGCCTCCATCGGTACTGAGCTGACCGCTATCGAGACCGACGCCCTGGCGCTGGCTGATCTGGTGTGGCCGGTGGTCATTACCCTGTTCGGGGCGTTGATCCTGTTCAAGCTGTTCAAGCGTTTCGGTTCTCAGATTTAAGGGGACCGTTATGTTACTCCGGTTATTCCAGCGGGCCGGAGCAATCGGGGCGGCTTCGGTCGCCCTTTTTGTTTCCATGGTCGGCAGTGCATACGCATATAACGGTGCGGCCGTTAATGTTTATTCCGTCAATAACATTGGAAACGATAAAGGCTATTTCGAAGCGGATTATCATTTTCAAAAAAAATGGGCCGCTGATGATCCTAATTTTCCCGGTAAAACCGCTTACGTAAAAAAACGGCTTCGTGTTCCGAAACGCGGAAATCCACTTTCTTGGGTAAAGAAAAATCCCCTTGAAATAGCTGTCACAGCTGCGGTTTTCGCTGCCGGCTGGTCGATAGATGAGTTAACAGGTCAGGTTGTTCGTCCCGCTGGAACTGCCTCTTATTGGGCTAATTCGTATTATGAAACTCGCGGTCAAACATGGTTTTGTCAGGCAACCACTATCGAAGGTTGTGCAGCAGTTTTGCCCAGTTCAAATAATGTGCTTGCACGTAATGTGTCAATTGTCGAACAGGGTGATCCTTCCTCTAATACTCCTGGATTGATACGGTTTTACGTCGCTGAATGGGGTACGTGGCATGATATTGTTGTTAACTTTGAGCCTTGTACCGACCCCGTTGGCGCTCAGTACTGTGCTCAGCAAACTGGTGTAGAAGTGGTACCAGATCAAGAGGTTTGGGAAATCGTTGATGCTGTAGCGGATGAAGCAACACAGACCCAATTGCGTCCTTGGGTCACAGACCCCAACGGTAATCCTTATATTTACCCCGAGGTAGCTGACGCCCAGGATGAAGTTAGAGTCGGTGTGCCTGGTGCTGCTGCGTTACCTGAAGCGGCTATCGTAAACAATCCTCTCGAAGGTCAGGGTCTTGGCATCGATGGTATGCCTGTCGAAGAATCTCCAACACCCGAAGTCGAAACAGAAACCCCGTTCGAATTGCCGACTGATTATGCCCGTGAGCAGACGTTACAGGAGGCTAAGACTCAGCTGGAAGAATCAAAGGGGTTTTTACAGGAGCTCAAGGAAACGCTTGTCGATGGTAAAGACATCCCAGAAGAGCCAGACATTATCGGTGATAGTCCAGCCGATGAGGCGTACAAGAATTTGACCGATGAGTTCGACACGCTCCCTGATATGCCTGATCTCGGTATCAATCCCGATGTTGGTTTTCAGTCCTCGGGCACGTGCGAAACCATCACGTTCAATTGGGACGGTGCATCGGTTGTATTTCCCAGTACATCCCAGTGTTCAAAGCTCCAGACCGCGCAAGATATGCTCGGTTGGTTCATTTACGTTTTAACGTTTTTCGGGATCGTTCACATTATTCTCGGCGCTCGCAAGGGCGCGGCGTAGGAGGGCGGATACATGCAAGCTATCGCAGCTTTAATCACCTGGATTGCTTCAAGTTTCACTGGCTGGGTAGCCGGTACCATTTCGGCAAAGATCGCGGCGTCTCTCTCATTGATCGCCGTTTACACCTCGATTTTCGGTGTGCTGATCGCCGCATTGATGGGACTGATCGGCGGCATTGAAATGGCGGTTAACGATGACCTGTCTCGGGCAATGTCTTGGTTCGTACCTGATAACACTATCGCCTGTATCGGTGCCGGCATGTCTGCCTGGGTGGTTCGGGCCACGTTTGAGTATCACGCGGCCATTATCCGGCTTTGGTCGTCGGCGCTGTAAAGGAGGGTTGGCTGATGCTTTTACGTTTCGCGATTTACTCCCTGTTTGTTTTCCTGGTTGTTTTCCTGGTGGGATTCTCGCTAGGCATGGTGTACTCGGATTTGCAGTGGTTCGACATCATAGCTGAGGTATCACAGTCATGATTTTTCGTTTCGTGACCGGTCGTCTCGGTACCGGCAAAACCATGGTTAGTGTTGGTGTCGCGATGTCGTACCTGAAAAAAGGGCGAATGGTTGCCACTAACGTTGACCTGTATCCCGAGAACTTCGGCGATAAGCGTAATAAGACCGTTCGAATTTACCGGCTCCCGGATCATCCCAGTTCTGATGATTTGAAGGCGCTCCCACCGGGTAACGCCACACTGGTACCGGGTCCTGACGGCTCGTTGATTCCGGGTCCCAATTACGACCCCGCGGCAAACTCGTTGTTGCTCCTGGATGAACTGGCCCAGTTTCTCAATACCCGGAGTTACACCAATAAAGACCGGCTTAACATCATCTCTTTCCTGGTATTGCTCAGAAAACGCGGTTGGGATGCTTACTTTATCGTTCAGCACATCGATATGGTTGATAAGCAGATCAGGGAAGCACTCGCGCAAGAAACCGGTTACTGCCGCGATATGTCCCGCTTACCCATCCCGATCCTCGGCTCTTTGACCCGCAAACTCACCGGAAAGACACTTCGTTTCCCGAAAACCTTTCGTGTGACGTTCCGCGATGGTTATTCGCCGGATGGCCTTAAGATCGAATCTAAAACCATCAGCGGGGCGGTTAAACGGTGTTACAACACCGCGCAGGTGCTGGATGCTGAGTATTCTCCGCCCTGGGCTATCAAACATCACGGCACAGCCGGGGTTCACATGCTGCTGCCTGCCTGGCACCTGGAGGGCTACAAACTGCCACCGAAGGTATCGTTTTGGAGCCGTTTCGTGTCTCGCGCTTTAAAGGTTTTTGGGTTCGTCGTTGTCATTCTGGCGTCCATCCTTTCCCTGATCACGCCGTCCAGCTGGTGGCGTGCGTCCTATCAGTGAGGTCGATATGGATTATTTTTTAATCGCACTGCTGTTTGTTGCTATATTCGTTACCGGGGTGATTCGCGCCCGTCAGATCGAAGAAGAAGAAGGTTTCGATTGACCTGGACGCGCCTCGGGGTCGACGACTCCGGAGGAGTCCCCGAGGCGTGGAGGGGTCAAAACCCCTTAATCGTCACAGCTTGGCGGGGTGATCGTCCCCGTTTCGTAATAGCAGGGAGAGCAGGGCATGTCATTACAAGATCGGGATTACATGAAACAGGACCGCAGGGACCGTCAGGCGAATGTGGATCGGTGGAATTTGGGCGACTGGAGGAAGGAGGCGCACCCCACGCAGTTAGCCCGGGCCCGAAAAAACCGCAAACACGACAAATCCACGGAAGAGCTTTACACCATCATCCGCAGCCAGCGGACACAGCTCATAATCTCGGTCGGGCTCAATGCGTTGTTGCTTTATCACCTTATGTTCTAGCCCTTAGTTGCTCGATCACTTTTACTTCTTCCGGCGTTAGCCACATTTGCACTTCACCCCGCGCCTGGCGGCGCTGCCGCTCGGCTGCTTTTCGTTCCGCCGCTGTCATAGCCCCCGACTTGAGTTTCGGCTTTCGCCCTGGCTTTTTTGGTTCGTTAAAATCATCACTTCCAGGCGCTGGCTTGAGCTCGTCCGTCTCGTAATCAATATCTAGCTCGTATTGCTTGCAGTAATCTGCAAACTGCTCTTTTGCGCTCGGCCACTCTGGTTTTAATCCGTATTTCTCGCAGAACATTTGATAGGCGGTTCTTTTCATGTCGTTCTCCATTTCGTGACTGTCACTATATTCATTATAGCGTGACCGTCACAAAAAGCAATTAAAAAGTGTGATTGTCACGAAATAAATTAAGGGAGTTCGCTCAGGCCCGGGCATGCTTTTACGCGTTAGCGTGATAGGCGGCATCACGTTGTTAGATCAGTGCACCATCGTTGATCCGCCGATACCTTGACCGCGGCGATCGCCAGGACTACAGACCCAGCGACCGCCATTGTTCGTAGATGCACTGACGAACAAAGCTCTCGGGTGTTGATCAGATCGCTGACCTAACAGCCCCCTGATTAACCGCTTTTTAATGCTTTCAGATACGGTATACCCATGATTTCACCCACGGTGTACCGATATCCCTGCGGATCCACCAACGCACCTGGTTCGATCTGCCAGCCATCCCAGCCGGGAATTAGCCCGAATATCTTCAGTTCCAGCATTTCCCGTTGTAGCGGTGTTAGCCGTTGCTCGGCGATCATCCGGTAAGCCGTCGCCCTGGATACACCCAGAAGCTCTACCAGATCAGACGCCAGAAGGTAGCGAGCATGGTTACCGCAGCGAGAGATCAGGCGGAATTTCAGCATTGATGCAGCGTTATGTTTCATTTTTTTCGATCCTTGATTATGAAAGTTTCTCATCGACTCTTAGGAGTCATTGGGATCGTAGCGGAAGGATTTGGGGAGGTTTTGCGGTGTGGTTGGTGGGTATTCGCTGATCTGTGATGTCCTGTCATGTCTCAATATGCAACTTCGCATAATGTATATTATGTTAAATTATGTATATTCGTGTGGAGGTGGATTCGTGGATTGATGGTTTGTGTCCTTCTTGGCTCTGGCATGTACCCTCACCCCGATGTTCTGTTGCGATAAACCGCGCGGAGAGTCGCCAAGATTTAAGTTTTGCGGGCTGAGTGTCGTAGATTTCAACGTAGCGCGTCATGGCATTAGGCTCTCGTTTTCTGTGCTTCAGAATAACAGCTGGTAAACGAGCACCGCATTGAAGCCTAACGAGATGATCAGCTGGATACGTAAGCTACGGATAATTGCGTAGAGTTCTTCCTGGGGTTTAACCGCTTGTCCATTGCGTGCCTGAGTTCTATTGGTCGGATGAGCTTCTGCGCGCCAGTCACCCAGATTCCAGCGATCCTTGTTTGCTTTGCGCTCGCGGTATTCCTGAAGTTTTTCGACATCCTTGTTCATCTGAACTCCTTTGCAACAAATTAGTGGGAATCCGGGACGTTCTCTAGCGATGCTCACCGCAGCGGACGCTCTCCGGGTTTCGAATATTTCGCGCAGCCTAATTCTTGTAAATCAATAAGATATAGAGTATTCGTAATCTACTTATTAACTTCTGTCTTTATTCAAAAGCAAATCAAAAGCCACCTGTGGAAATTAGTGCGATAACCGCGGGCGTCATTCATTTGTTCGTCTCGTTACGGTAATGGGTATACTTCCGGGAGCTACCTTTCACCTCTTGTGCGGGGTATTTTTTTGCGTTTTTAACCATCTTGTCTTGGCAAGCCTGCTCAATATCGATGTTCAATTTTCCTGCGAGGCGAATAAGGTAAAGTTGCACATCCGCTATCTCGTCGCGCACCGCTGAAAGCGACTCCTCATCCAGCTCTGACGACTGGGCTTCGGTCGTCCATTGAAAGCACTCTTGCAGTTCTGCCGCCTCAACGGTTAAGGCCATGGCGAGATTTTTGGGTGAATGAAACTGATCCCAGTCTCGCTCTTTGGCGAACTGCTCCATGGCTTCGTTAAGATGTTTGAAAGGGTTCGACATTAGGGAAATGGGATGGACTCCCCCTCCTATGGCATTTATGTGCCAGATTGGTAGTTGACTCAACCAATCGTAAAGAAGGAGCCCATCATGGAAATTATGCGTATTGGTCTCGACTTGGCCAAGAATGTTTTCGAAGTCTATGGGGTTGATGAGCAGGAGCGACCGGCTCTGCGTAAGACGCTCAAGCGCAGCCAGGTAATGAAGTTCTTCGCCCAGCTTAATCTTTGCATTGTTGGTATTGAAAGCTGCGGTAGTGCCCATCACTGGGCCCGAAAGCTCCGCAGCTTTGGCCATGAAGTCCGGATGATGGCCCCTCAGTTCGTGGCGCCATACCGA